GTTAACTGCAAGAGAGTTGGAGGCAGAATGAGGATCTATGTGTGGGGTCGGCCCCAAAAGCCTCCCAGCCAAGCACCGCCCAGTGTTTTTTTTATTCTGGCAGGGAAGGGCTAATTTACTTCTAAGGCCCCAAAAGCCTCTCCCTTTACTCAAGGGCTAGGGAGGAGGCTAGGGGCCCCAAGCCTCTCTTATCACTAAAAAAAAATGAGTAAGGAGGGTGTAACTAGGCAACCGGTTTCCGGCTCTGTCACTGTGGTTAGGCGACTTCCTCTTCTCAAGTGGCAGTTGCTAAGTGGCAGTTGCGGCTTTGCGCTTCGCAGTTGCGCACTTGCGCCATTTCGCCTGACCTGCTGTTTTTTTGTTTTTTTTGAAGAAACCGACCAAAAAACCTGTTGGAGGCGATTGAGAAGATTCTGAATCTACTCAAGTAAGTCGAAATGGGAGCAGCCATTTCAGTAATTATTGATTTGCTTGCTACTGCCACGGAAGTATCCGCCGCGACGGGATTTTCTGTTGAAGCTGTACTTAGTGGCGAGGCCTTAGCTGCTATAGAGGCCCAAGTATCTACTATAACTACAATGGAGGGATTAGCAGCTGAGTCTGCCTTAGCAGCAATGGGAATATCACCTGAAATGTATGGTTTTTTAGGAAGTGCCCCCTCTACAATAGAGGGTGTCATTAATGCTGCTGGGACAGCTCATATTCTTCAAACTGTTGCAGGTTCAGCATCACTGTCTCTAGGAGTTATCTCGGCATTTAGAGACGAGCAAGTCCCTATTGTGAATAGAAACATGGCGCTGATTCCCTGGAGACCAGAAGAATACTGGGATGTTCTTTTTCCTGGTATTAATACTATTGCAAGAGGCCTAGATGTAGCACATGGGTGGGCCCATAGCCTGTTTCAGTCAGTTGGAAGACAGATATGGAGAGCTCTGTTTGAGGAAACACGAGCAGCTATAGATTATGCTGTTAGAGATGTAACTCTTAGACAAACACATAGACTTCTAGATGGTGTTGCCAGAATGTTAGAAAATGGCAGATGGGTTGTTACAAATGCTGTAGAACAGACAGGACAAGTAGTTACTGGAGCTATTCAAAATACAGGGCAACTGTTACTAACTGCACCATCCGAGGCTTACAGAGGCCTCAGGAATTATTATGCTGAATTACCAGGTGTGAATCCAGCCCAGAGACAACAAATGCTGAGAGCAATAGAAAGACAAAATGCTCAGCAAGCCCTGAGGACTGAGTTGGGACGTGATGTTCAGAGTGTCACCCCGTCCCCTAAGTCCTCGGGGTTCACTGAGTCAGGCAACGTGATTCAAAGATACATGCCTCCTGGAGGAGCAATGCAAAGAACCTGTCCTGACTGGATGCTTCCTCTGATTCTAGGACTCTACGGAGACATAAATCCTACTTGGCATACAGTAATTGAGGAGGAATATGGCCCCCAAAAGAAAAGGCGTCGCCTCCAGTAGCAAGTGTACCACAGTGTGTGGGAAACCATGTCCTAGACCAGCACCTGTGCCTAAGTTAATAATGAGGGGGGGGATTAGTGTGCTAGATCTTGTTACAGGGGAAGATAGTATTACACAAGTAGAGGCCTATTTGAACCCCAGAATGGGTCAAAACAAGCCAGGAGAAGGAACAGATGGCCAGTATTATGGGTTTTCCCAGTCTATCAAGGTCAATGACTCCCTGACCTCTGATACAGTTAAGGCAAATCAATTGCCTTATTACAGCATGGCAAAAATTCAGCTGCCTAGCCTCAATGAGGACCTCACCTGTGATACACTCCAAATGTGGGAAGCAGTCTCTGTCAAGACAGAGGTCGTGGGGGTGGGATCCCTTCTAAATGTGCATGGATATGGTTCCAGATCCCAAACAAAAGACATTGGCATTGCTTTCCCAGTAGAGGGCACCACCTACCACATGTTTGCTGTTGGCGGAGAGCCACTAGACCTTCAGGGCCTTGTACAAAATTACAATGCTACTTATGAGGCTGATATAATCAGTATAAAAACAATTACAGGGAAAGCAATGACCTCTACAAACCAGGTACTAGACCCCACAGCTAAAGCAAAGCTAGACAAGGATGGAAGGTATCCAATTGAGATCTGGGGCCCAGATCCTGCTAAAAATGAGAACACCAGGTACTTTGGCAACTTCACAGGAGGCACACAAACACCACCAGTCATGCAATTCACAAACACACTGACAACAGTGCTGCTGGATGAAAATGGGGTGGGACCACTCTGTAAGGGAGATGGGCTCTATTTGAGTGCTGCAGATGTGATGGGGTGGTGGATCGAGTACAACAGTGCAGGATGGCATTGGAGGGGGCTTCCAAGATACTTCAATGTAACCCTGAGAAAGAGATGGGTGAAAAACCCATACCCTGTAACATCCCTGCTGCAATCATTGTACAGCAACATGCTTCCAAAAATTGAGGGGCAACCAATGGAGGGTCCTGAAGGGCAGGTGGAGGAAGTGAGAGTCTATGAGGGACAGGAACCAATTCCTGGGGACCCTGATATCAATAGATATATTGATAAGTATGGCCAACAAAAAACAACTCCTGAAATTCATATGAATTAATAAACTTTATTTGACAAATCAACTGAGGACTTCATCCACTTCTTCCACAATTCCCTGCAAGGGATCAGCCCCATTTTCAATGTTTAAACACATATCAGCAAAGGTTGTAGCTCCACAAAGATCAGACAGAGACTTTTTTGCTTCCTTAATCCTTTCTTGTAGAGAGGGTACAAAGATATCAGAGGGAACTTGCCATAAAAGAGCAACAAACAGGGTTAATCCACTTTGGCAGACACGGTACTTATTCATCCTTGGGGAGTGGTCCAAGGCCTTGGCTAGATGAGGACGAACACTAAATGTGTAGACATTCTGGAACCTGGCTAATAGGGTTCTTGGAAAGAAATACTCATTAGCAGTAACTATACATGGAGGAAACACTTGGGCCCTTTTGTTCACATGCTTCTTTTCTAGATTAACCTTTACACTTCCATCAAGGTGGTCCCTCAAATTATCCAGATTGTTTACACCATTTCCAGACTGGAGATCCTTATCTTTCTCTTTATGTACCTGACCCTTCACGTCCTCAAAGCAACAGGCAAACTTATCTATTGCACACCCAAGCTCAAAGTTTAACTTGTCCTGTGGACAGTTAACATTTAGACAAACACCACCAACCAGATGCATAATTGCTGCTGCTAAACTTGTTTTTCCTGAATTTATGGGACCTTTGAACATCACATTTCTTTTCTTTGGTATATTTTCTGTAAACAACCTGAGTATGTCTAGAAGCATTTGATCAAATTGTGGAAACAGACAACAATACCAGGCTACTCCCCCTAGGTACACAAGTTTATCTGGATCTCCAAGGTCATTGAATTCTTGTAGGAATTTCTCAAATCTCTCTGCTAACAACTCCTCCCTTGTGCATTCAAGCACCTTTAATCTTTTCTTAGCAAGGACATTGTCTGCAGCTTGTTGACATATTGACTTTTGCTGTTTGCATTGCATGAATAGATCTGCATTATTAGCATGGGTAGAGTGGTTTTTCCAGTGTACTCTTAGCCTGGGTATCTGCTCTCTGCATTTTTTACAGGTAGTTTCATCCTTACTGAATTCCACATAATGTCCCATTATAAGCAAAGGATCCTCCAAATTATTTTCAACAGCAAATGTGGTTACAAGTTGCCAATCAACTACTTTGACTTCCTCTTTCTCATCCATAAACTCAAACTGATATATTCCAGGTCTATTCTCTTTTACTAGGGTAAAGCCATTGTTGATTGAGCTCATAGAATTATAGCACTCTAAAGGTTTAGTAACAGCTTTGCATAATAGAAAGCTTACAGTGCAGAATCTACAGCAATAGCTTTTTACTGCATTAACCCTATGTTTTGCAGGAGTAATAATTAGAAGCAAGCTATCACCTTTATAACTAAACAGACCCTTATAATCAGGATTATATCTTGCAATATTTTCATATAATACAGAGCCCTTCTCTCCTGTTGTATAGATTAGGAAGCTATTCTGTGTCTTATTAGAGTATATAGCATTAGAGATATAGCTACGCAACACAGGAGGCATATCATCAGGAGTATGCCTATTAGGAGTCGGTTTCTTAGGTGTCGTCTGGGATGATTGGAATTCTCCCTCACTAGTCTCAAGTTCCTCTGTGGAGTTGTAATACGAACCAAAGGTTGATTGGGATGCTCCGGCAGAAGTTGAAGGTATATTGGCTGTATATTCTGGTATATGGGCTCCTCTTGAGGTGCTATCTCTTCGTATATGTTTTCCTCCATGGTGGCTGGATTCATCTCCATATATTCTCTTCCTACTTGGTGGTGAAGGTTCCAATTCCATGCTTGGTGATGGTGATGGTGATGGTGGTGGTGTTCTTGGGGTCCGAGGTGTACCTGGAGGGGTGGGGGTCGAGGAAATAGAAATAGGGGAGGTGGGGGGTGGCTGATCCTCATCGGAGGACCCCAGTTCCTCACTGCAGTAGAGGTCACGGTCCCACTTATCGAAGAACTCCTTCCACCACTTTCTCTGGTTCTCGCTGTATCCTGCAGATCCATAGGCATATGACCAGTAATGTCCCGTCTCTGGATTGATGAAGGTACCGGTAGGTTGTCTGCTGGTAGAGGGATTAACATCCTGTAAGGGCATATAAATTAGAATAGAAATGGTAAGGTTGATCCCCCCTCTTGGTACTTACCTAGATTGGGATTGTAGATCTGGTGTACATTTATATCCAGCCAATCAATGGGTACCTCACCCAAAAAGTCAGCATACAGTAACAGGATGAAATTGTTCACAGGTAGGCCGAACCATAAACTAAAGCAATCTAGGCAATAGCATTGACCAAGGACCAGGCATGGAGCAAGGCAGGCTTTTTTAATGCCTCTATGCTGACGCCTGAGAGTGCATAGCAAGCAAGTACAAGTACTGCAGTTCTTGTTTTGCAGACATGTAATGGGCATCCTGCATAGGCGACGGTAATAATTATTCCCAAATGTCTGACGGGTACTAAGCCACCAATCGCCTTCAGCAAGCCTCCTTACCTCATGTGATCCTAGATCAATTCTAACTTGATGTAGGCCATGCTTCAATTTAGTCCACAGAGTATTCAACAGTTGCATCAATACTGGATCTCCACCTTTATCAGGATGGAATTTTAGACTTTGGGCATGATATGCCTTTTGCATACGCCCAAAATCACCCCAATATTGGCCTTCAAGGTCCAAAAGGACTAGAAGCTGGGCCTTTTCTTCCTTAGAAAGAATTCTATCCAT